GGCGGAACAGCAGGTCGCCCGCCAGTCCGAGAAGCGTGGACCACTTGCCCGCGGCCGTCTGTCCCATCTTTTCGGTCATGCCGTGGAACTGGCCCCCGGCCTGCGTCGCCGAATAGAATGCTTGTGTCACCATCTCGGCCGAGATCTTGCCTTTCTCCATCTCCTCTTTCAACACGCCGATGGATTTTCCCGTCTTGCGGGAAATTTCCGACAGCGGATTGAATCCGGCATTGATCATCTGCAGCAGATCCTGCCCCATCAGCCGTCCCGACGCGGTCATCTGCGAGAAGGCCAGCGTCAATGAGTTCAATTTGTTCCGGTCACCCATTGCGATATCGCCCAGCGCCTTGATGTTGGGCATGATCCGATCCTGTGCAATGCCGAATGAAAGCATCATTTTCGCGGCATCCTGCAACTCGGCTGTCATGTAGGGTGTTACCATCCCGTATTGGCGAATCTCCTCCCGCAGCGCTTCCGATGCTTTCGTGTCACCGCGCAGCAGCACGTCGAAGGCGACCTGCACCTTTTCCCGTTCGAAACCTGTTTGCAGCGCCTTAAATCCCGCCATGCCCGCCATGACGATTGGATTGGTCAGCGTATTGGCGAACGGGATGCTGTTGAAGGCATCCGACAGCATAGTCTTGATCTTGCCGCCGTTCACCCGTTCGAGCTGGCGGATCTGTCGTTCGAGGGCCTTGACCTCGATGTTGGTACGACGTATGGCGTTGATGTTGCTGGCTGGAATCCACTCGCGCTCGGCACGTAGCGCATCGACACGCTCGCGGAGACTGCCCAGCGTGACACCGCATTTCTGCATGGTGTTGCTCGCACTGTTCACCCGCTGCTCGACCTTCGCCCAGACTTCCAACGCCCGGTTGTTGGTGATGTTGATCTTATTCAACTTCCCCGTGATCCGGTCGTTCAGAGAGAGCGTATATTCGACAACATTTGCCATTGTGTCCGTTTTTTCGTATCTTCGCTGCGTATGGTAGCAGGACTTATAGGTATTTGGTTCGTCGTCGCCGTGGTTTTCTATGTGTTGAAGGCTGCGCGGGCCGTGCTGCCGTGTATCCCGAAAGCGCTCGGCGTGTTGCTCTGCCTGCCTGCGATGCCCTTTGCCGTAGCGTATAAAAACCGTGAAACGCATCCGTGGCAGGCGCGGTGCATCGTCATCGGCTGGTCGCTGCTCTACCTGCTGCTCGCCTTCATTCTCTATATGGAAAATTAGAAAAGGTCCGGATCGCGGGGTTCTTTCCCCCGTACGTGACAACGGCGCGACTTGCGGAAAGTGACCCGCGGACGATGCCGGCGCGGCCCTCGGTGTTGTCCTTCGCACGGAAGTAAATCTCCCGACAGTCCGAACCTTGTGATTCCGGGCCTGCTATTTCTGCCGTGCGGCTTCCGCCTCCTGCTTGCGTATCCACTTCAGTTCGTTCACACGCATGGCCCATTCCCAGTCGGTGAGGCTATCGGGGTCGATATGGAGGTAATAGCGCAGCTGGGTATCCAGTTTCCGGACCCAGTCGCGGCCCTCCGCAGGATCGACCTCGGTAGCCTTTAAAGCTTTTCCAGCTCGGCCTCCGCGTAGGGTACGATCTTGTCGAGCACTCCCGACGCGCCCATGAACTTGTCATCGTCGCGGCGGATTGCCTCGCTACCGCCCAGCCAGCACCCGCGCAGCAGGGTTTCGTTGAACTTCAGCGGATCGTTCTTGCCTGCCGTCGTTGCGAACGAGAGTTCGCGGCGCGTGGGTTTGCGCAGGTAGCACACGTGGCCGTTTACCTTGATGGCGAATACCTCGCCGTGCTGTTCTTTCCAAGCGTTGATTTGGTCGGCTGTAACTTCGCCGATAAGGGTTTGTTTGTTCTCCATTTCGATTTTTTCGTTGTTTTGCCCGGCCGGAGCCGGATCGTTGTTCGTCTTCGTCTACTCTCTCCGTAAGAAGAGGAAAGGCAGCTTGAGGTCCTGGAACTTATCGCCCTGGTTGGTTTCGCGCGGATCCTCCGTGAACTGTACGCCTCGTAGCTTGTGGATCGTCGGGAGGTCGCCCTTCTCCGGGTCGCCGTAGGAAACCACTATGTCGAGCTGAATGTCGAGCAACGAGCCGCCCGATGCAATCTCCAGCGCCTCGACTTCGGATTGCGTGAGTCCGATTTCGCCGTCGTTCGAGATATTCCCGCTCTGAATAGCCAGCGCTTTGTTCCCTTTGCCATAAAGCGCCTCTTTCTCCTTCTTGGTCGTGTACTTGATCGAGCGGAAGCCCATCACGTCACGGCCGCCCATGTAGGCGGTGATATCCTCCCAGCCGTATTCTTTGCCATTGATCATTGTCCTGTCATTTTATGCGGTTTTGAACCCAAGCTCCACGTCGATATACTTTGCATATCCGTTGGGCTTGACGCGCAGCCCGATCTTTACCTGCGAAGTGGCCAGAATGTTCTGGTCGTAGTCGATCTTGCACTCCACGCCCGTATCGGACGAATCCGACGGATCGTTGCCCAAGTTGCCCTGTGCGGTCATCTGCGTCTCGATGGCCTGCTCGACGTCGGCTTCGACGGTCGAGCACCAGGCGGGAACCAGAGTGCCGGACTTCGAGACCGGAACCTCGTCGTTGAGCCACTCGACCAGCTGCGCGTAGGCGATGCGGTACGCCTTGTCGATGACGCGGCGGTTGGTCAGCGCGCGGTAGTCGTCCTCGGGCGTCGTGGCCAGGTTGTCGTCGGTGATGAAATACCCGGCCTTGCCGACGAACGTGCGGAAGGTGATATACCCCTTGTCGTTGATCGTCTCCAGGTCGGCCAGTTCGGCGGGCTCGGCCCCCACGTAGAAGGTCAGCGGCTGGAGCGCACCGTCGCGCACGCGGCTGATTTTCCGCTGGACGGCCGAGGCGGCGATGCGCCCGGCGACGACACCCATCGCGGCGTTCTTCGACGAGGCCGCGGTGTCGCCGAGCACCACGCCCGCGCGGTTGTACTCCGTTTCGGTAAGGTCCTTCAGCGCCGCGGGGTCCCCGGCATAGCCGTAGCCCTCGACCAGCGAGAAGATCGGCGCACGCAGCGTGTCCGTGGCCCAGTCGCCCAACTGCTGGGCTTTCGGCAGCGCGGCGAACACGTCGGCGTCGAGACCCTCGGTGGTCGTCAGTTCGTAGGCTTCGGCCGGAGTCTTGAAAGCGACCAGACCGCGGATTTTGCCGTTCGACGCCTTGAGCAGGGCCACGGCTCCGGCGGCGTTGTCCTTGTCGAATGCGTTGGCGAAGGTCTCGCTCTCGGCATAGCCCGTCAGCCAGAGCTCCGTTCCGTCGCCCGCCTCGGCGTAGAACTCCTTGACGTTGCGGTAGAGGTTCGGGTTATTCTCCGACGTGACGCCCAGCGCCTCCAGGTCGGCGAGCTTACGCAGCGTATACGCCTTGCCCAGCTTGAACTTGTCGTCGCCCGTCACTTCCTTCGCACCCAGCGCCATCATGCCGAGGCAGCCGTCCGCCATCGCGGCCACCTGTCCCAATGTGCCGTTGGCGTAGTTGATTCGTACTCTCGGTAACATTTATTTGCGTTTTACGGTGATTACTGCCTTGTCGCGGAGCGTGGCCGCATGGTTGCGGGCCTCGGATTCCCTGAAGAACCCGAACCCGTTGGAGGTCATGTAGACGACAGGGGCATCCGGGTATGCGGCCAGGATTCGCCCGGCCTCGGCCTTCAGACGGCTCCCGACTCCCGATTCCGTGGTTGCACGGTCTGCCGCCTCACGGGCCGCCGCCTCGGTAGCCTGGCGGGCCGCCAGTTCCTCCGGGGTGTCGGCGAATGCCGTTACCGCAGAAAGTGGCCGCTCGTCCTCCCCGGCCGTTGCCGGGGTGTCATCGGTCTGCCGATCCGCCGTGCCGCTCTCATCATCGGATGCGGAGTCCGGCCGGAGACCGGGTGTCGTGTCCGGAGCTTCGGGGACCGACGGCGTCGGTTCCGCCTCCTTCCCGGCGGCGGGTTCCGTGTCGGGAGCCGGCTGGAGATCGGGCGATTCGTTCCCTACCTGCATAGACACGTCCGCGGTCTGGACGGAGGCTCCGGCCGTTTTCGGAGCTTTCCCGGCGGTTTTTGCGGTATGATTGTTTTTTGCCATTCAATTGTTGTTTTAACGGTGTTTGAATAATCTGTAAGTGCCATAAGCCACGACCAGCAGTCCGGCAATGCACAGGGCATGCTGCCACCAGGTAAGGCCGCGACGCTGGGCCGTCGTGAGATCTGTTTCGGCGGCTTCCTGCCGGGAGGTATTTCCTTCCGTCCGAAGCTGCTGCCTGGCATGACCGCCGCCGAGGATCGTGTCGGCCTGGATTCGGTGTTCGGTCTGTCGTACACGGTCCGCCTCGTGAGTGGAATCCGTAAGGCGCCGCCGTTGGATGGTCTCCCGCCGCAGGGGCGGTGTTCCGGTCAGCGTATCGACTGGACGGGAGGTGTCGTATTCCCGTGTGACGGTCTCGACCTCCTCCCCGACAACCCGGTGCAGATGCCGCTCGCCGTCGAGGTTGCGGATCAGTTCCTCGCACAAGGCCCGGAAAAACAGGCTGTCGCGCGTCGAGAGTTCCTCGCGGAGCACCTGCATCCGAAGGTCGTTTTCCGCTCGGCTGTGCACCGCCGCCGTCCGGCGGGAGGGCGCGCAGGCGCAGAACAGTGCTGCCAGGAGGAGCGGGAGGAGGATTCGCCGCCGTGTCATACAGGGTACTTTGTGAACAGATCCCAGCCCGCCCGAACCTCGTCCATGCGTGCGGGCGTTCCGTTCTCCACGCGGCTCATGGCCGCAACGACCGGAATCATCCGCTCGCCGCTCTTGGTGTCGAGTGGCTCGTCGGGCGACACCTGCGCTCCGGCAGCCACGGCCCGGATGTAGTTCTCCGTATGGTTCTCCACGGGCGGCGCATAGCGCAAGATCATCTCCCGCAGCGTGCGGCATCCGTGACGCACCCGGTAGGTGTGGAGCAGCACGAACATCGCCCGGTAGCCCCACGGCATCGACTCGAACGCCTTAAAGGCCGGGTCGGAACTCCTCGTCTCTCCCTTGTATTTGGTCGCACTCCGGCGGATATTCCCCGGGTTGCAGTTTCTTAGTCCTCTGCTCATCTTCCTTTTGATCGTTGAACTCGAATAACTTGATTAACACGGGGCACTTGTGCGAAGGCGTCTTGCAGCGGAAAGCTTCCTGGATTATCCCGCTCTTGCGCTCCGACTCGTGCTCCTTGATCTCGACCTTGGCCTCCAGCTTCTCGACTTTGGCCGTCAGACGGGTGATCTCCTCCTGAAGCAGGGCCACCAGTTTGGACGTCTCGTCGATACGCCGTCCGTTCTTGCCGAGAATCCAGCTTACCAGCGCGATGGCGATAGGTGCAATGACGTAAATAATCCAGGTCTCCATCCGCTACTCGGCTGCCGCCTGCCTGATCAGTACCACGCCCGCCTTGTCTGCCCGGATGCTCTTGCCTCCGGCGCGCTGGAGGAACGAAATGATGTCGCCGTAGTAGAGCGGGTTGCCCTGGTCGTCGAACAGAAGCGAATCGCCCAGCGCGCGCGACACACAGTCCTCGTGCCATGCCAGACCCGCGGCGCAGTCCGTCGCAGCGTTGGCCGCGCTCCAGGGCTTCAGCGTGCCGTCCGTAGCGACCTTCGCCACCTTCGAACGCTTGTAGAAGTCGAAACCGAGGTATTTGCCGATCACACCGCGGGCGGGGTCTGCGCATACCAGGAAGCCGTTGCGCTCGGCGTCCGTCAGGGAGTTCAGCAACTGGTTGTACATCCGTGCGTCGAGCAGGATACAGCGGCCCTCCTCCGGGATGTCCTGCTCGTCGAAAAGCGTCTGGAGCTCCTCGACGGTCTGCTTGGTCATCCGTTTGCGGTTGCCCGTGGCCTCTTTGATGTGTGCGGCGACGGCCTCGCCGAGCGTCTCCACGACCTTCACCCCTTCGGGAATCCAGTTGTAGATGATCGACTCGTAGATGTCCTGCGCGAGTTTGCGGCGCGACTGGCGTGTGACGCTTTCGCGCTTGTTGTAGGACAGCTCCACCTGCTCGGCATGGGGGATGCGCACCGGGTCCACGGTGAACTCGTCCATCTGATAGATCAGATCGACGTCCTTGC